GCCTCGTCGGCGGCGTCCTCCGGGTCTTGCCGGTCCTCGGGGCTGTTGGTGATCTCGCGCTCGACCTGAACATCGGCGTCGGCCTTATCGGCGGCCTCGTCCTCGGCGGGCGCTGCCTTGGTGCGGCGGGCGCTGCCCGGCGAAGGCTTGCCGCGCTCGCGAGTGGCGGTGGCCGCAGCGACGATGGCGTTGGCTTGCTCGCTGGTGATCGGCTCGGTGGGTACGAGGATAGCGGGGCCGGACGACGCAATGCTGGTCAGAGTGCCGGGTACTTTCAGCGAGAAGAGCAGGTCGTGCATGGCGCTTCTCGCCTGCTCCGGCGTTTCGGCGTCGATAGAGATGTGGATATTCATTGAGCGAGTACCTTCCTGATTGACGACCATTTTCTGAGCAAAATCGCCTGCAGGGCGTCGTCGATGCTCCCCGCGAGAGTGGCGACACGGACACGGGTCATCCGCGCCTGATTGACGTTGGTGATGCGGTCGGACATCTGGCGCATCTGCGCCGGCACGAAGCTGGTCTCGACGAACAGCAGCTCGGCTGCAGCGCTTAGGTCGATCGCCTCGCCCGCCGCCGCGATCTGCGCGAGAAACACGCGCGACCCCTTCGGTTTGGCGAAATCGGCGGTCGCGGCGGCGCGAGCGTCAGTCGGCGTCGATCCGTCGATACCGACAACGCCATACGATTTTAGCCCATCGAGCAGGATCTTGCCGACGTCGCGATGCCAGAAGGCCAGCACGATCTTGTCGAGCCCGCCGTCGAACTCTTCCTTGACAGCCTCGACGACGGCCCTCGCCTTGATCTCTCCGGTCAGCCGGCGCTTCGGGCCTAGCTCCAGATCGATCTTTTGCGTGTCGCCGGTCTCTGCCGCATCGAGCAGCGCCTTGGTCTGCAGCCCGGCCTCGCATTCGCGTCTATTGGCGTCGGAGACGATCAGCGGGAGGGTCTCATAAACAGGCGGGCGAAGGCCGACGTCGCGCTGGGTGCGCAGCAGCATGAAATCGCCGATGCGGTCCTGAAGCTCTTCTTCGTTGCGCCCGCCCTTGACGACAAAATGGTAGCGCGCCCAGGATCCGCGCCCGATCTTCATCGGGTGGCCGACGCAGTACCGATCGCGGAAGTCGGAGAATTTGACCACGTCGGGCCAGCCCCGCTCCGGGTTGGCCATCAGCCGGTCCACGGCGAGGACGCGGAGCCTTGGGTAAGCGTCGAGCGGGGAGTTGGGCAGCGGGGTGCCGGTCAAGGGCCAAACTCGGTCGGCCTTGCCGACGATGGACGTGCTGACCAGGATGCGGCCCCCATCCTCGATCATCTCGCCGTAGAAGGCCTTGGTGCGGGCGGCATCGAAGCTCTTGGCCCAATGATCCTCGTCGGAGATGACGACGGCCCAGCGCCGTGCCAGCAGTTGCACGCGCATCTCTGGCGTCGAGATATCGCCCCAGCCGACGATGGCGATGTCCGTGTCGGCGGCGAGCCGCGACGACCGTTTCAGCACCTGCAGTTTGCGGGGGAAGATCGACCAGATGCCGAAGGCGCGCTCCCAGACGGAGCGGCCGGAGGCCGTCGTGACGACGAGAATCGATCTGGCAAAAACGTAATCGGCCGCCATGATGGCCGTGCCCGTCTTGCCACATCTGGGCTCGTCGGCCAGCAGCGCACGGTCGTTCTCTGCGAGAAACCGGGCGCCGGACAACTGTGTTGGCATGGGGACGAGCAAAACAGGAACACCAGGAAAGCGAGAAAGGATAAGTTGTCTGTCAGTTGTAATACGTCGAAACTGACAACACGGTCAAGCGGGTTTTGACAGGCGCTCGATTTCGCGGTCCAGATACCATCTGGCCTTCTTCAGATCCTCGATCTCGTTGCCCTTGTCGCCGGCCCGCCAGATGTACTTCACCGCGTTGCCTCGGCAGAAGTTCATGTGCTCGGTGACGGCAATGCATTCGACCCCGGCTGGGTGCGACGTGTAGTGCTTGGGGTGGTTGACCGGATCGCTCTGGTCTTCCAACGTCTCGGCGAAGGCTAGGGGCGACGCACTGCGCGTCAAGGCTAAGCGTCTAACCAAATCTAGGTCGGCTGTCATGCGAACACTCCTTCTATTGGTTCGACCCGAATCCACATGCCGGGCCTTTCGCCATACGTTTTGGTCACGCGGCCATCGACGACCTGGCTGTCGTCCACCCAGACGACGAGATTTGCCGCATCGACGACCTTTCCGAAATTGTCCCAATCAGGCTTCGAGACCGGGTGTATCTCGCCCGCCAGCGCGGCGGCCTGCTTCTTCTTGGCCCAACTGACCGGCACGGGCACCACGACGTGCATATGCAGCCGCAGCGCTCCCTCTAGCGGCGGGCGCCCCGCCATCGCCTGTTCTGCGGCGTAGCGCAGCATCGTCTCATACTTGACGGTCGTGGCCGGCGTATAGGCCCGACCCGTCGCCTTGCTGAAGCGGGGCCTACCCTTGGCGACCGGCTTACCCAGCAGCACGATTTCGATCATCGCGCCCTGAAGTCAAAGCGGCCGAGATTTCTCTGCGCCATCTCGCGCAGTTTCGGCCACTCTGTCTGCTTGGCGATCAGGTCGATCTCGTCTCTGGCGTCGAACGCCGGAAAGACCTTTCCGGCCTCCTGCATCGACCGCCAATAGTGCTGTAATTCCATCTCGTGCTGGCTGACACTAGCCACCATGTACGCCCCCGACGTAGCCCCTCAACGACACTGGCGTGCCGTTCTCGATCTCTAAGTAGCAGAGCAGCAGAGGCAGCCAGTCGCTTGGGATCGAGCCCCGTTCGAACCACTTCTGGACGGCTGCGGCGTTTGGTAGCGGGGCATCGTAGGCTCCCAAAAAGCTAACAACCCCCTGCACCGTCTGGAAGTGATCGACTAAAAACTGCTTGGTACGGAACACCCGCCACTCCCCCTGCGAACCAGAACAAAATAGGAACACTATCCTAGCCGGTCTGGCAAGCCCCACATTTCTACGGACAATATGTCGCGCAATCGCCGCTCTGTCAACCGATATCCTCTGACTAGAGACAGACAATTTGTCAGTTGACACTGGCACTGGTGTGTATTACGTTCGACATACGATAGACGAGTAGAGAAGGAATTAGAATGCCCAAAGGCCAGGATCGCGTGCATCTGAACGACGACAACCGGTCGCCCGGCTCCGATCTCACGCCCAAGCGTATCAGCAAGGAAGAGTTCGGCCGCCGCCTCTACCGCGCGATGCTCGGCAAGGCGTTGACGGAATCGGAACTCGCGCGGCGCGCTAACGTGCTCACGGACAGCGTCTCGAACTACGTGCAAGGCAAAACGTTACCGTCGCACGAAAACCTCTTGAGGCTCGCGAAGACGCTAGGCCTCAAAGCGGAAGAATTGCTGCCCAATGTCATCGAGGGGGCGATCCGTGAGGACATCCCCTCGATCGAGCTGAAGGTCAGCTCCGGCGACCCCGGCAAGTCGTGGCTCAAGGTCAACCGGCTGGTCCGCACCGGCACCGCGGCCAAGATCATCACGCTGCTGGAGGCCGACGATGTTAATGACTGAGGATGAAGTCGCCCGTGTTTTGCGAAGATCGAAGGCCACCGTGAAGCGGCTCAGGCTTCACGGTGGCCTCCCCTATCTGCCTGGGCGCCCCGTTATGATCGACGAGGCCGATCTTCTCGCTTTTCTGGAGTGTCGTAAATGTCGAACCGAAACCGACGGACAGCCGTCCCCGCCCTCCATCTCGCCGACAACGGCTTCTGGTACGTCCACTGGCCGGAAGGCCGCCGTAGCAAGCGCGAGAGCCTGGGCACTAAAGAAGAAGACACGGCCCGCACGCGCTTCGCGCAGTGGCTTCTCCTCGACGTCGGGCAGAAGACCGGCATAGGCGCTCAAGCGGTCGAATACACCGTCGAGGACGCTTGGCAGGTCTATGACGACAAGCACGTCCAGACCGACAAGATCATGCCGGCGGGGCGCGCAACGATCGGCTATGCCTGGAAGAACCTGCAGGGGCATTTCGGCCCGTTGCTGGTAGAGGCGGTCTCGCAGGACGTGGTCGACGACTACGCCGAGAAGCGGGCCAGCGGGCGCATTGGCCGCCGCGCAGCTCCGGCCACCATCCGGCGCGAGGTCGCGACGCTGGTGGCGGCGCTGAACTACTGCGCGGCAGGCAAGGGCAAGCTCTACCCGAAGACCAGCATAGAGGCGTTGCGGCTGCCCGCCGATAGCGCCCCGCGCGACCGCTGGCTACGCATGGCCGAAATGCAGCGGCTGTTGACCGCAGCGGCCGAGATGCGGCGCGGCGAGAAGCTATCGCGCGGCGAACGCTTCCTGTGGCTGGCGCTGTTTACCGCAGCGCGTAAGAACGCCATTCTCGACCTGACCTGGGACCGCGTCGACTTTGACACCAACACGATCCACCTAAATGTGCCGGGCCGACGCCTGACCAAGAAGCGGCGGGCCGACGTGGCCATCGCGAAGCAGCTTCGGCCCGTTCTCGAACGCGCCTATGCCGAACGGGAGAACGACCTGGTGATGGGGTCAAAGGCCGACGTGTGGGCGACGGTGCAGTACACCGCGATACGGGCTAGTTTCTCCGACCAGAAAGTCGCGCGGGGCGAATCGCCGAAGGGCACGGGCGTCTCGCCACACGTCCTGCGCCACACGGCGGCCACCCACATGGCGCGCAATGGCGTGCCGCTCTGGAAGATCGGCAAGATCCTGGGCAACTCGCTCACGATGGTCGAAAAGGTCTATGCGAAATGGGTGCCGGAGAACCCCGCCGGCACTGTCGATCTGATCAGTGACGGGGTATTGGAGCCTGCAGAATGAAGGGCAGATACGCTCGGCGCCACTTAAACCTCACCGTTGCACCGGGCGAGTCTTCGCTTGGCGTGATAGCCGCCTTGAAGTCGCATAAGTGTTCATGCTGCGGCGGGGCCATCTACAGGGGCGAGATCTAGAGGTCATCGGTTCGATCCCGAGAGGTGGTACCAATCAAAAGGCCCGGAACTCCGGGCCTTTTTCTTGTCTGGCGAAAGCCAGTTCGCGACTGACTGACGCCGATTTGGGCACTAATTTGGGCACTCAGCGCATTCGCCGACGGGTTGAGACGCCGCTGAATAGCTGGGCCAGCCCCGACGCGGGCGCGGCGATTGGCCCGGCAGTTGTCGGGCGCCGCGCGTTCGATATTGCCCCGCCAGTGCGAGGCGGCTGCATTGGCCCGGCAGTGACGGGGCCGCTTCCGCCTGTGGACCCGACCCGCCCGCTTGCAAGCAGCTTGTCGCGCATGGCCTGGTCAAAGGCTCTTTGAGCGTCGGGGGCCTCTCCTCTGGCCGCTGCGTATTCCCGCTCGGACGAGAACCCAAAATCGCGCCACCGCTTGTTGTCGCTGCCCGATGGGCCAATGGTTTTCCAGCTATCGTCCTGCGGGCGCCCACTAAGTGCGTTGTACATCTGTTCCGGGCTCATGCCGGCGTACTTGGGGTCTCGGCCAGTGACGTTGCCATCGGCATCGCGGACATAGCCGTCCGTGCCGATGCCGGAGCGGTTTTGCGACCTGGCCCTGTAGTCCTCGCCGTTGATC